TCAGGCGTTCACTACTCGAAGCAGTGTCGGCGTGTCCCGCGTCGTGGTGACGAGGTTTGCCATTTCCACCAGTCGCGCAATGGTGGGCGTGGCGTAGTGCTCCGGCATGCCGCCGATCGCGTGCCCCATCAGGACGGCGCGATCCTCGTTCGACACGCCGGCATCCCGGAGGCGCTGGCCAAACGTGTGCCGCAGGTCGTGGACACGGACCTGCGCGAGTTTTGCGCGAGTTCGTGCCTTCTGCCAGGCCGTGTTGTTCATCGATTCGACACGGTCTGGCTCAGAATCTTTCTGCTCGCTCCGATACGTGAACACATATTCCGGATGCTTGCCACGACATGATTCCACGACGCCCATGGCGACATCGTTCAGGATGGCGACGTGTGGTCGATTCCCCTTGAACTCCTCTGGCGGTACCACGAATACGCTGCGTTTCAGTTCCGGAATGTAGCGCTCCCATTTCCAGCGCAGTCCGCAGACGTTTTCATCCCGTAGCCCGGTATTCACTGCGAACAGCGCCATCCGTTCGAGATGGGCCGGCAATTCCTTGAACAGCCGCCTTTGCTCTTCCCATGTAAGCGGGTAGGGCTTGCGCGGGTTCTCCGGCAGCATTTCGATCAGCGGCGCCGATCCGAGCCACGGTTTGCCATCGTCATCGCGCCATACGCGGGCGGCGCGGGTAAGAATGGCCCGAACGACTTCTAGCGTTCGGTTGACGGTCGTCGGTGATACCTTGTCTTCCGTCATCCGGTCCTCGCAGAACTCCTCCAATGCACCCGAATGAATCGCCTCCAATGGCTTTTCGCCGATGTAGGGAAGGATCAGGTTGACGTGGTAACCGATCAGGTCGGCCGTGCGTACGCCACGCCGTTGGACTTCTAGTAGGTACTTCTTCGCTGCATCGCAGAACAGGCGTCGAGAGCCTTGCTCAAGTTCGACATCGATTCTGCTCTGTTCTTGCCGGAGCCAGGCTTCCGCTTCATCCTGGCTGACGGCGCCGAGTCGGACGAAGATCCGCCTTCCTCGGTATTGCTTGTTGACAATCCTGCTGCCATCATCGGCAACTTGGATGCCTTTTGTCCTTGTTCGCATGGGTGTACTGCTCCCTTTTTGCGACTTGGACGCCCGTTGCGGGCCTTATAATCGTCTGCCCACGCATCCAAGTCAACACGGTCGAACGCGATGCCGCGGTCGCCGATGGGTATTTCCAATATGTGCGGCCGCACTTCGGCGTCGAAGCGATTGCGGTCGATGCCCAGATAAGCCGGCGCGTCCCGATAGCGGATCAGGCGGGGAAGAATGTTGCTCATCTGGAGGCTGCCTTTTTGCTTTGGATTTGTTGGTCGCGTGTTGTCAAGTCCAGTTTCAAACGTTCGATCTCGTCGAGAAGGGCCACGATAGCCTGCGGCATCGCCAGTCGGTGGAACGCCTCGCGCGAGGCCATAGCGTTCGCGATGTCGACCGGCTTGCCGCTTTTCGGAGGCCATTGCACGACCACAGCAGCGGCGTGCAGAGATTGAATGTTGACAGTCGAACGCGTCACTCCGAGACCTCCGCCTTGCACGTCGGAGGATCGGCGTTGCCGACGAGCCACGATATGCCGCAGTCACAAACCATGCGCTTACCGTAACGCCACGCCTTGCAGCCGAAGCGGAGGTTGCGGAAGGCGATGACCTCGTCAGCGGCGAGCACGTTACCCAGCTTGCGCACCATCGCGTCGAACTGAGCCTTGTTCCCGACTATGCCGTCCGTCAATGCCTGAGCAACGAGGATTCGATAAAGCTCGGCGTCGCCGTAGCTGTCCGCGATCTCAGGGGGCGCCTGAACTCGCTGAAGAGACGAGTTCTGCGCCTCGTAGAGTAGAAAATGGAATGCTCCCGGCTTAAACATCAGTCAGCGCTCCATTGATTAGGATTGCCGCACCGACGACCATCATGCATAGGTGCGGGTACTGCCCAAGCCAGTCGTCCGGGCCGAAAAGTAGACGCATCATGTCTGCTTGCCTCCTGCGATCAGAGACAGCTTCGGCGCCTGTCTCATAGACTCTGGTCTATTTTTTAATGTTGCATGTGTAGTGTTAATGAACCATGTCAAATAGTCCGGTTCCAATGCTCGGAGATTGACGATGAGTTCCCGCTCGTCCGGCGTGAGTTTGAGTTCGCCGTCAGAAGGAGGAAGCATTCGAATCAGCCTTCGCTTCATTCGTTGCCTCCATTCTCGGCAAACTCAGGCACAGTATGTTCCTCACAATGGATCATCGCGTAGAGCAACTCCATACGCTCGCGCATTGCAACGGTGAATGCGTCGACCACGGATTTGGGTGAAATGTCGCCGACGCCGATATCGATGATGGGGAAATTCTTGCCGATTGCGGCAAGCGATTCCAGATCATCCATTAGCAATCCGAACTCTCTCCAAAAGCGCCGTGATCGCTGGATGTCCATGCGAATGAGAGAATCTTCGCCTCCATATCCGGAATTTTCCCGTAACGAAGGAGATCCCTGGCGCTCTTTCTTTTGGCTCTTCATGCTCCACCATCCTTTCCGCTTTCTGGATCTTTTAAGGCGTAATGGTCGAGGATTGTAGTGGTCTCTGCGGACAGTTGACTGATGAGGCCGATCAACGTTAAAACGTCGCCCTCGCTGATCTCAACATTGAAGCCGCTTATCTTGCAGTGCACGATTTCAGAAATTGTCCGCAACTGATTGGCGCGAATTAGCGCATACCCGGCAAGGCAGTCGGCCGCGACATGGATAGACGCATCCCGAAATTCTGCGACCGGAAGAATGATGGTCTCGGTCGCTTGGTTCCTGTCGCTCATGCTGCACCTCCAGAGTTCAATGCGGAGACGTCGTTAGCGTAGCCACAAATGCGCTCGTTCGCATGGCTGCAAATTTCGGCGAGCATATAGAGAACATTTGCGGCATCTGCGTTATGGTCTACAAGCTCAAGCAATGTGTCTCGTGCGCCAGCCAAGCAGCAGCCGATATGGTTCAGTTCAGACCTAATTTCTTCGGCAGTACGTTGCGTCGATTGATGAGAAGCGAGGGCATTATTCTTGACGTTCATGCCACACCGCCTTTCGCTTTCGGATGCAATTCGTTGGCGAGGTCGTTAAGATCGCGCCAGCCGTAATCCGCCAAGACGAGGAGCGCACTGAATAGGTCATCGCGCATTTCGTACGGCAGTGACTGAGCGCCGTCCTGGGCGTTCTGTTCTTGCTCGTCGGCGTAGAGGATTTTGCTGATCGTGCGAATGCCTCCCATGGTCGCGAACGCACGATTGAATGGCTCGCGGATGTCGGAATTCATCACGTCCTCGACTTGAAGTCGGCCATAATCGATCGCTAGGGCGTTCTGTGCGGGCAGCGCTTTGAGCAGTTCTTCTGCCTTGTTTTGCTTTTTCATTGCACACCCCCATTCAGCGCTTCGTGAATATCGTGCGCAGCGTCAACGAGCGTTTCGTTGAGATGGCTGGACAGGAGCTCTATGCCGCAGAGCAGGGCATCGGAAGTGTGAGCGCCGAGTGCATGATAGATGCCGCTTCCCTCCAACTCGTTGCATCGAACGAGTTCAGCCATGGCCCCAATGGCGAGGATGGAATTGAATGCAGCGTTCAGCGCGTGGCCGGCAATTGAAATGGCACGGCCGTGCGCACTCATTTCATCGGTGTCGAACATCTGGAAACGCTCGTAGCGGACAGGCTGCGGAACGGAGGGCATTTGGGCTTCAGAGGTCTTTTTCATCATGCACCTCCTTGCTGGACAGCTTGTTCCGGCTCGTCGTGGTCGAGCATCCTATAGACTAGGGCGATGTCTTCGGCCATGGGGCGCGTGAACGCTCGAACCGTTGTGCGCGGGCACATATTCTCTTCACCAGGTTCGTCTCCGTCTTGGTCGAACGTGGATGCGGCCGCATTGAGACTGTGAACGGCCCGACTGATGCGATACAGCACGTTACAAAGGCGTTGCGTTCGCTCTGCGTCCATCGATACGCCGCGCCCCTTGCTATAGCTGACGTTCGGGCATTCGGCCTTGGGCGCCGTTGTGGCGGGGGTGCCGCTCGTGCTATGCTTCTTGGTAACCATCTGCTACTCCCTTCAAGTCAAGTCGTGGATGGAAGGCCGTCTTGGTGCTGGAACACCTTGGCGGCCTGCTTTACAGCAGGGCGAGAGCTATTTGGACTGGCTTGCTACGATGTCAAACAGCTTCGCAATTTCGGACGAAAGCGTTTGAGCAAGCCAAAGGCAATCGTCTTGAGTCTCGGTGGAACACTGTTTAAAACCTGGTGAGGCCATTGCACTGAGTAGTGCATTCAATTGATGGGCGCGCATGAGCGAATAGTCGAGCGCGTGACCATCCTTCACGAAAACGACCGCGCCGTTTTCGAGTTCATAAGTTGACGCCGCTTTGCCGGTCATTGCTAGGCTCCCCAAGTGCCGTTTCTGGAGTCAACGAATTCAATTCCCTTTTCAAGCAGAAATAGAAGCTCCGCGTTCAGCGAGCGTTTGTTCTTCGATGCTCGTCGTTTCAACGCATCGCGTTGCCCATTGTTGTGGAAGCGAATAATGAAACGATCGGCCGACTGACTCGGCGATTTGCTGGCGGCGCTTTTCATGCTTCCTCCGCGACCGGTTTCAGAAGGGGAAGAACGGTCGGCGACCACTTGATTTGCTGGATCGGCACGCCGCTGCCGTGACTCTTGCCAGTATCGAAGATGCGTGCGAAATCCTTGCCGGCCTCCAAGACCTCCCAGACATCGCCGCGCTTCATTTGAAAACCAGCTCCGGCCAGAAGCAGATTCACCTTTTGCGCCGACATGCCGATGCGCTTGCCGAGTTCCGTCGCGGTGATGTAGAGCGTGTTCTGGTTCTCGGCTTCAAGATGGGTATGGCCAAAATCCTCAAGCAAATTCACGTCGGTCAGTTTGCGGACCAGCTGATTCGCGCTGATGGCGGCGGCATTCTTGTCGAGGCCGAACGCGCGCGCAGCCTTAACGGCCAGCGGCGTCAATTTCAGCGCTTCCCTCACGGTCTCTACCGGACGCTTGCCGGGCACTGAGTATGTGCCGGTTTTGCGGATCGTCGGCAGGATTTCCTCGAATACCAGGCGCTCGAACTTGTCGGCAGCTGGTAAGCCGCTTTTCACGATCAGGCGAAGGACGTCGGGCTCGGAGATGATGCGAGCTTCCTGCTGGCGACCGAGGCTGTCCACGATGGGGTAGCGTTTCGCTACCCCACGGCAATGAGTTGCGATTGCATCGGTTGGATTTGCATAGCCGATTGCCTCAGCTACATCTTTGCCAACAAACCAAGGTTCACTGTCAAGAGTAATCACACGAACCGGATGCCCGTCGAATTGAAATGGAACAATTGAGGTACTCACATGAACTCCTTTATGTCGAGTCGACATATTAAGATTATGCCGAGTCGGCATTGATGTCAAGTCGCAATCATGAAAAATATTCCGAATCGGCATATGATTCGCGCATGACGAAGAAAAGCTACCCAAGCGACGAGCAAGAGCGTTTTATCGTTCGGCTCCCAGAGGGCATGCGCGACAAGATCGCGCAGGCCGCGAAAGCCAACAATCGCAGCATGAATGCTGAAGTTGTCGCGAGACTTGATGCCAGTTTCATGCAGCTTGGAAACGATCCTAATGAAGCACTTAGCAATGCTTCTGCTAACCTGGAAAATTTGATCGCCGAGTTGCTTGCTGCCGTGAATCAAGTTGCAGATTCTGGCAATGAACTCAATAACATTCTGGAAAAGATGATCATTCGCGGCGAAGCAGCACTCCGAAGGGCCGTAAATGCCATTGAAACTCAAGACATATCACCGCTTACGCTCGCTGATCTCAAGAGGGAATTATCAGGGCTGCAATATTTTATTGAGGGCCTTTCGAGCAAACCATGAATGTCGAGGTCAAAAAGCATTATTTCCTCTTTGGAAAACGCGGGGAGGAAACAAGTGTCTTTCTTCTCAAAACCGTGAAGACCAAATTTGGTAATACGAAAACCAAATTTGGCGAAGCGTGGTTATATCTTGCGGGCTGCGAGGGCGTCAGGGATTTGTTTTAGGACTTTACGAATCGTCTCGTCGCTGATTGGCGCACCAATTTCGTCGGTCAGTTTCGCTATCTGATTCGCGGCACCGCGCTCTTGATACTTGATCGCCGAATAGTCGCAAAGTGCGGTGATGATTGTTAGCAGAGTATTACGTTCATTGGTAGATAACGGTTTGACTTCGGCTGTAGGAGTGCTGTCTGTTGCGGTATCTACTAAACCAGCAAGTCGTATTGTTTCTCGAACTACAGCGTCTGCCTTGACCCTCTTCGCTTGAGCGTAACGCGGGTCACTTAACTTTGAATAGTCATGCCAGATCAGGCAATACGCTTCATAATTTGGTCGGAAGAGATAAAGCTCGTGTGCCCATTTCGGAGTAGTACTAAAGTACAAATTTCCTAACGCACCTTCCTCCCGTAGTCGACACACAAAATCATATGACGGATCGCCAATTTTTGCGGCGCGAAACTTTTCATCCTCTTGAACGTAAAAAATCAGCCCTTCGTTTTCTTCATACCAAACTTGACGATAAACACATTCAGAAAAACTCTGTATTGCCATGTTGACCCAGTCGCGTCTTTCGTCAGCGTAGAAAATGTGGCCTGCTCGTATAAATTCTTCTTCGCCGAATTCCGCCAGACTTTTGTAAGTCCAATCATTTTTTGCTCTTTCCGCAATGCTTTGACTTGCAAGGATCAACTCCGCGATCGGCTTCGTATATGCGCTGTTTCTGGCTTTGTAAATTAAGTTAAGAGGGAAAGAGAGTTCAATTAGCCGCTCCAAAAGTGTTGTTTTCTCTGCATCCATAGCATTCTCTCATGCACCTTGAAATTAGTAGCCAGTCCAGCCCACCGCCAGAAAATATTCCACCCTGACATTACAATCCTCCGCGGGAGGATGCAAGAGAACGAGGTCCATTAGCCTTTGTTTCACTGTTCCCGACCAAAGGGAGGGAGCGGAGCGCGCCTGTCTATAACTTACCTAGCGGTAGTAGTGGTACTTAATTGAGCAAATTGAATGTATTGAATGTTATTGAGTATCATTGAATACATTGAAGGGTACGTATGTCGTTGGATTTAAGCGTTGTCCACAGTGGGACTTGCGTCAGCCCCATGTGAGGGGCTTGGGTTTTCCTTCGAAGAGTCTGCTGTCTTCCATGGAGGTACAAGCAAAGGTAGCTTGTTTGCAGCTCTGATCTTCTGTACGAACTCGAACGCTTCGCGATTATTTTGGTGAATGCGTGCCCACGCGCCTTTGATGCCGGCATTCTTTGGATTCGCTACCCTGAAGCGCAAGCGATAAATTCCAGCGATCATGGCTGGATTCCCCCAGGGGACAAGAGCTGCGTAAGTTCCGTCGAAATTGCCGCCTTCAATTGCGACCGAATAGCCGAGAGAGCCTGCAGTATTCGCCGTCACTCCCCCGACACCTTCTTCACCCTCAGGCTTATAGCCGTGCCGGGAGCGGCAGTCCAATTCATATAGTGGTTCGGCGTCTTCAGGAATTTCGCCGTATTCGGTTCCACTCGAAAACGTGCTCTTTACAGCGTCGCGGTTAAGAACCATAACCACTTCATAAATTAGTCCCGCCGACTTCAAAGCATCGAGTGCACGGAAAACTGGATCTCCTGCCTTTTTGTGGTCTTCCCACCAGCTATGGCCACTTGATGCAGGCCACGCACGCGAAAACATTCCGCCTGGCCCAACTGTTCCTCCGTCTTTTGCTCGGATCAGCCGCGCTCCACCGTGTATGTAGATGTCCTTGTCTACAGGTTCGTAATGGTTCCATGGTCCAGTGTCTTTGCCAACCGGACGTGCGCCGCCCCAAGTTTCCAGTTCATGTACTGCATAGAGTTGAAGGAGCAACCGTGCTGCCACATCACCCGCGTTTTTCACTGCCTTCAATGGCTGGTCGAAATCTCGAATTCCCGTTACCAAGTTTCCGCCAATCCATATCCGATCTGCGACTGGTTCACTGAAATCAGGTAGAACGAATAATACTTTTCCTCGTTCTGTTGGTCCATCTGGAAGAGTCTTGGCGCCCGTCTGTGTCTGCCAAGTTTCACGATCAAAGAGAATCGGCCCAAGATCAATAGCCTGCTCGACCATTTGATGTGCCTTACCGCTACGGCCGTTTGAGACCAGTGTCTTGTTTTTAGCCCGGATGGATTTCAAGCGATCGATTGCACGATCGACCGGGCCTCCCTTTACCTTGTTTGCACCAGTGTAACGATTCACGGCACTGATGCTCGCAGTTGAATAGCGGCCAGATTCTTCAGTGAACCGTGCCAATACGAGGTATGTGCAGATCTCGTACGCGGATGCTTGAGCATCAAGTAACGCATTTAGCGTTGCTCGTGGAATGCAAAACGAGGCTGGGCCTCGATTTGGGTTTCTATTTTCTTGAGGTTTCGCCATCCGTTCCCCTCGGCGTATCTGTCAGGTAAATATTCCACACTGACATTACCAACGCAGGGCAGAGGAGCGCAAGGGGGCGATCGGAAAATGGATCGAATCTGCACGTCAAGCAGGTCTCAGCGTCAACAACAGGCCCGGTCAAGTCAACCGACATCGCCTGTCATAACGTCTGTTACAGATACTGTCCCAAGGGACAAGAGATCTAAGACGAAGAAATCGTAGAGGGACGTCCCAAGGGACAAGAAGAGGCTGTCCCAAGGGACAAGAAAGACCAAAATTAGGGAAAGCTATAAAAACGAGGAGGCAATGGCAGTAATCAGCGCAGGAGCAACCTGACAACGTTGCCGGATTCCATTGCCAAGCTTGATAGTGTAGTTGAACTGGCTACTTCAACACCCCCCACGCTTGTAGCATCACGACAATCGCAGTCTGCTTCGTCGGATCACTGAGTCTGTCGAAGGCCGCTGCAACTTCCATCGCTTGGGCGCTTAACGTTGGCGTTGCGCCGAGTTCGCGCGCTTCGAGGGATAGACGTCCGAGAATCTGTTCCGGCAGCGGATAGCCGGTAATCTCGCTGATGCGCGTCAACTGTTGGATGCTCGGCGAATGCCGGTTGTTTTCCCAAGCCGAGACGTTTGCCTTCGTAGTCAACAAGGCCTTTCCCAATTCTTCCTGATTGCGGCCCCAATGATTGCGGGCATCACGAATCCAAGAGCCGATCCACTCGTTGTCTTTGGTTAATTTAGTCATGATTTGCAATGGTATAGGAAATCAAGACTTCTGCATATTTTTTCAATTGACTCCGTGGTGTGTGGCTCGTATACTTGATTCTGGATGTCAAGAATTTAGATACTTTCCTATTTCGAAAACGTGGATAAGCCGATTTCGCTAAGAGCCCAAATTGTGCGTAACGCACTTACTGCTGCCGATTTCGGTCAGCCGGCTATAGCAGGGCTATGTCCAACAGCATGGAATTCCAAACAGGCCCAAAAACGGAACGGTACCGGAAACGGAACAGTTCCAAAAACGGGCCTATTGAATAGTCCTGATTTGGGACTATCCGCATTCCATCCGCAGCGTGTCCGCATCGCATGCGAACACATGTCCGACATCTGCACGCGATCGACAGGCAGCGGCCAGCACTTGCCGGCAACTGTCAGCACACGTTCAACATCTGTTCAACAGCCGTCAAGCATTTGCTTGACGAGTGCGAAGCAAATGCTGAGCAGATGCTTAGCGAAGGCTTCCCCAAAGGCTTCTCGAAGGGTTACCGGAACGGTAACCGTTACTGATCCGGTAACGGGGGGTTACCGAATTGGTATTGGAGGGGTTACCGAATCGGTAACCGGGGTTACTGAAACGGTAACCGTTACTGATCCGGTAACGGGGGGTTACCGAATTGGTATTGGAGGGGTTACCGAATCGGTAAAGACCCCGGTTACCGGAACGGTAACGGTTACTCTTTCGGTAGCCCAGGCAAAACCCACGGGTAACCCAGCGCAAACCGAACGCGAACCCATTGCCATCCCAGCGATAACCCAAATCCTCCGGAATTCCGGAGGAACGCGGCGGAATTCCACGGCGAGGACGATGGAATTCCACGGAGACGCACGCGTGCCTGACGCGTCATTGACGCATGCCAGCCGCATCGCGACATGTAACGCACGCGTCGTGAGTTCACCGTTACCGCAACGTTTCACTTCCGTGAGTCCACCGTTACAGCTCCGTGAGTCCACCATGCGCACAACTATTCGCGAGCGTTCGCGACGGTTCGAGAGCCTTCCATATGCGATGCCTAAGGCATGCCGATGCCGCAAGCATTGCTACAAGCACGCTGCTAGAAAGGATTTTTTAGGCAGGTGCTCGTTATTGCCTTGGAAGGGGCTTGTATGGGGCTTGTATGGGGCTTGTATGGGGCTCATACCGGAAATTCCGATGCTTCCAAGGGCATTGTGAGTGACGAAATTTCTTGTGTGCCATCGTCAAAAAATCTACGTAGTAATTTTTCTTTCGAGGTGTCGGACTGCGCTCGTACAATGCGGCCAAATATTCCTCCTGCCGCACAAAAAATGGAGGAAAGCATCTGTAGCTAATTGAAGTTCGCGAGCGGATATGTTCAGGGAAATAACCGCGTTGGGTCCGCAAGCGTGACAGTAAAGCAGCGAACTAAGCTTTAAGCGCTGCGCCGTGGTGGTGACGCTGCGGCAGTATGGAAAAATCCTCGGTAGACGGCACCAGCACGCGAGTGTGGGGTATGCGAAAGCCTTCCGGACATCGAGAGCCATGCTGGCCGTAAGTCGGACAGAGCGGAAAGGGTGTGCGCACAACGGCACACGACAGTCTGTCCAGTCGGGATGAAACGTTTAGCGAAGGCCCGACCCGGTTGCGAGAACAGATACCTCAGTCAGACCGGATGTCCCAGGACCTTAGCCGTTAATGGCTAGGGCTTGGGATGATCTTGTCCGGAAGACTCCTCCATTTCCTTGTCTCCCGGATGTTACCTGTCTCTACTTATACAACGGTGGTTGATAAGAGAGATTTAAAGAACGGTAGTTATATAAAGAATAGCGCGCGCGATTTTTCGATTTTTATCGAACCTCAAGGAGGTTACATGTTTCTGATCCGCGATAAACATCCGAGCGCGTCCGCTCATTATTGGGACGGCCGCGACACTGCTTGCAAAATGTGGAGCACTGGCGGCCTCAACAAAAACCGCAAGTGGGCAGTTCACGCGACGCCTGGCAATCATCCGATTTGCACCATGTGTGCGAACGTGCAGCGCAAACGCGACGCGCGAAACGGTTTGAATACACAGCTCGACCCTCTGTCGGCTGCAATCCTGGCGTAATGGTGGAGGCTTCTATTGTGACGCTGATTACCGACACTGATCTTCTGCACGACCGTCTGAAGTTTCTCTACATGCTGCGAGACAGAACCGTCTTCGGCGAACACGCCGAGCTTCGGAACCTCATCGACGACTACGAGCGCACGTTGAAGTTGCGCCGCCAATTGGAAGAGCGGGCCGAGGCTGGTAACCACGCCGACAAGCGCGGACCAAAGGCAAAGAAGGTAGAGCCGCAGCCGTTCAAGCCCAAGCGGCGGCCAACGACGAAGAGCAGTGCCAAAACCCGAACCGGTTCCAAATCTGGCACTGGTTCCATTTTTGGTACTGGCGGCGCATGGCAATTCCCATGGGTGAAAGCGTAGGTGGCGCAGGATCTGTATAGGGGGGGGTGCAACGGTTGTAGGGGTGAATTATTTTCAGGGGTGCAGGATCTGCGGGGGCTCATGTCGAGACGGGTAGCCTTCCCCGAAGGCTTCACCAAAGCCTACCTTTGATGGCGGCTTAGGTGTCACCGTAACGTCACACTATGTCACGCCGCGTCACGCCAATGAGAACCATGCAACACCATGCAACGCCAACGACAGCCACGTAACGCCGAGAATAGGAGAGATGAAGATGCAAGCGCCGATTGAACGCATGTTAGATCAAGTGGAATGGAGCCCAGCCGAATACGAAAAGCCGCCAGCCGGCGATTTACCTTATGCGACTCATTCGGGCGTGCTGACGATCGGTGACATGTCGCTGAGATGCTACCGGTTGAACACGGGGCAGGCGATTATTTACGGCGAGGACATGAAAAATTCTTTGGGGAGCTTTTGACATGAGCGATTGGATGAAAGTGACCGACAACATGATCCGCGCGGCGACGAATACCGGCAAAGCGCTTGGCCTGTTTGCCGGCGATATGAAGCGCGAGGATGTTGCGGCGATGCTGGAGGCTGTCTTGCAGGTCATGCCGCGCGCCTACGAGCCGCGCTATCCGTTCCTGATACGGGAGCGTGGCAGTGCGACGGCGACAAAGGCTCGGATCATCGAAATGGGTATGCAGCCTGGCTATTTTCGCATCGAGATGGAGGATGGCCGAGCGCTGAACATCCACGCCAACGAATTTGTTCCACAACGCAGCACGGCAAGAAAGGAGCACTGATGGATCGCATCAAAGAGCTACTACGAGAATGGGCTGCATGGCATATCGACAAACTAGCGGCTGGGTATCCGTCGCAGGCGGCATTCGCCACCGAGCGCGTCGACAACGTGAACCGAAGTACGGAGACATTTACGGGAAGGGAGATGCCGGAAGAGATCGTCAGGCTGAACGGTGAGATCGATAAGCTGGCACCGAACTGCAAGAGAATCATTGCCTTGGAATATCTTGATCGGCGTCCGCAGAAGACGAAAGCGGCCGTGTTGGGCATTCCACGGCAAGTATTCTCTCAGAGGCTTTTGTGGTGCCATGAACAATTGGCGTACGTGATGTTCGGCGAAAGTGTCATGACAAAATAGCGCTCGCGAAAGTGTCATGCAGAAAGTACTATAGAAACTGTATCCTCGCAGGTGTTGCGCGAGCTTGAAGCCCTGCCGATTGGCGGGGCTTCTGCTTTTCGGGGCCTAGTCATGAGCACAGACAACGAGCGGATTCGCCGCGAACTTGGCTGGGAGCCGCCGACGAGGACGAGACCAGATCCTATCCCTCGGATTGCTCGGGTTTCCTGTGGCGGGCCTTTTTATTCTGACCGCACCATGACTACGACTGAACTCGTCCACAAGATGGTTGCGCTGCATTTCGGCCGTACCGGCGCCAAATCGCAGGATGCCTATCGCCAGATGCTCGAACTGCTGGTCGAGATCGCCAAGCGAGAACAGCGTGCGGAACTGGGCGGGGTTTCTGCGACAGCTTGCCGATATCTGCAGCATTGAATCATGAGCCGGCTGAAGACATTGAAGCCGAGGATTCAGGCAATCGGCGGCAGGTTGCCTGTCATGCAGGCGGGTTCATGGCGCGCCGACAAGCAGACCAGTGCTCAGCGAGGTTACGGCTATCGATGGCAGAAGGCACGGGCTGCATACCTTGCCGAGCATCCGCTGTGCGTCTATTGCGAGCGGGAAGGCAAGGTCACAGCCGCCACGGTCGTCGATCATAAGATCCCGCATCGGGGTGATCAGGAGCTGTTCTGGGACGAAAAGAATTGGCAGTCGCTTTGCAAGCCATGTCATGACGTGGTCAAGCGGCTGGAAGAAGAACGCGGCGTCATCGACGGCGACGCGCTGATCAGTGTGGTGCGCTGCATCGAGGCGGATGAGGGGGAATGAAATCTTTGCAACCTTTCGCGCCCTAGACCGACAGGTTCCTCACGCGCAGAATTTTTCCCCCTTGGAGGATTTTGTTAATGGCATTAACAGGTAAGAAGCGGCTATTCGCCGAAGCCGTTAAAGCCGGAAAATCCAATAAGGATGCGGCTATCGCGGCGGGCTACAGCGCCAAGACAGCATCTGCGGCAGGGTCACGCCTCGTTAAAGACCCGGATGTCGTTGCCTACCTCGCGAAGTGCAAGAAGGACAACGCTTCGGAGCCGAAGGAGCCGACGGCGGATGTGCCCGGTCCGATGTTCGACCTGAACGCTGCCATGCAGCACAAGGATCCAAAAACGTTCTTGCTCGCGGCCATGAACGATCTTGCGCTCGACCCGAAACAGCGAATCGAGGCCGCCAAGGCGCTGATGCCGTTCATGCATAAGAAGCTTGGCGAGGGTGGCAAGAAAGAGCAGAAGGAAGAATCCGCAAAGAAGGCTGCGAACAAATTTGCCCGTACGTCGGCCCCGCTCACGCGCGTGAAGTGACGCCATGGAGTGGACGACTGCCTGCCCGGATTGGGCTGATCGGCTCAAGGCTGGGAAGTCGATCATTCCACCGCCGATCTTTCCTGATCAAGCGGCTGAGGCAATAGCGGTTTTCAAGATGTTGCGCATCGTTGATGCGCCGGGCAGTCCGACGTTCGGCGAGGCATGTGACGAGTGGGTGTTTGATTTCGTCGGCGCAATCTTCGGCGCCTATGATGTCGACGCCGGCCGACGCCTGCTCAAAGAAGTCTTCATGCTGATTCCGAAGAAGAACAGCAAGAGCACGATCGCGGCAGGCATCATGATCACCGCGCTGATCCTGAATTGGCGCGAGTCTGCCGAGTTGATCATCCTGGCACCGACGATCGAGATTGCGAACAACGCCTTTGCCCCGGCGCGCGACATGGTCAAGGCCGATGAGGATTTGCAGGAACTACTGCACGTCCAAGATCATATCCGTACCATCACGCATCGCACGATGGGGGCGACACTCAAGGTGGTGGCGGCTGACAACGATACCGTCGGCGGCAAGAAGGCGAGTTGGGTGCTGATCGATGAAGAGTGGATATTCGGGAAGCGCGCGAACGCGGAAAACATGTTCCGCGAAGCGACCGGCGGCCTTGCTTCAAGGCCGGAAGGCATCGTTATCAAGCTGAGCACGCAGTCAGACGAACCGCCGGCGGGCATCTTCAAGCAGGACTTGCAATACGCACGTGACGTTCGCGACGGAATCACGGTCGATAAGGCCTTTTTGCCGGTGATCTACGAGTATCCGGTCGACATGATCCGGCGGAAGGACTACTTGAAGCCGGAATTCTTCGGTGTGGTCAATCCGAACCTGAATTACTCAGTCGATCTTGAGTATCTCGAGCGTGAGCTGACTAAGGCGCAGACGGCCGGCGAAGAGTCGATGCGCGGCTTCCTGGCCAAGCATCTGAATGTCGAGATCGGGCTAAACCTACGTTCCGACCGGTGGGCCGGCGCCGACTTTTGGGAGGACGCGGCCGATCGGTGCCTCACATTCGAGGAGCTGCTCGAACGATCGGAGGTCATCGTCTTCGGTATTGACGGCGGTGGTCTCGACGACTTGCTTGGCTTGTCGGCAATCGGGCGCGAGAAAGTAACGCGCCGCTGGTTGTTGTGGAATCACGCTTGGGCGCATGCGATCGTGCTCGAGCGTCGCAAGGAGATCGCCAGTATGTTGCTCGACTTCCAGCAGCAAGGGGACCTGACGATCGTCAAGCAACCGGGTGACGATGTTATGCAGGTCGCGGACATCATCTGTCAGGTCAATGACGCAAGTCTGCTGCCGGAGGAGAAGGCAGTCGGCGTCGACGCCGCCGGCATTGGCGACGTGATCGACGAGCTGATCACCGAAGAGCGCGGCATCAAGATGGAGCAGATCATCGCGATTTCGCAAGGCTGGAAGCTGAACGGCGCCATCAAGACCTGCGAGCGCAAGATTGCCGGCGGCGAGATGGTACACGGCGGCCGGCCAATGATGACCTGGTGCGTCGGCAATGCGCGCATCGAGGACAAGGGTAATGCCATCCTCGTCACGAAACAGGCATCCGGAAAGGCGAAGATTGATCCGCTGATGTCGACATTCAATGCGGTGTCATTGATTTCATTGAATCCGACGGCGGCCGGTGCTCGCAGTGTCGGCATGGAGGTCTGGTGAAACTTTTTGGCTTCGAATTTGGTGGCAGCGAGCGCAAGGCGGTAACGCGAGAAGACATTCTCGGCGCGCTGGCCGGCACCGGCGGCTCGTCCAAATCGGGTGCGAAGGTGAGCTGGCAGACGGCTCTACAGATCTCCACCGCACTCGCCTGCGCGCGCGTCATTGCGGAAGGCTTGGCGCAGGTGCCGTTCAAGCTTTTTCAAGACATCGACGGTCGCAAGCGTGTCGCAACCGATCATCCGGCTTACCAGTTATTGGCCGTCAAGCCGAACGACTGGCAAACCAGTTTCGAGTTGCGAGAGCAAATCAGCTTGCATCTGGTGTTCTGCGGCGCCGCGTATCTGTTCAAGAACATCGTTCGCGGCAAAGTAGTCGAGTTGCTGCCCTACGAGCCGCAGAATGTGACCGTCAATCGTTCCGGATGGGACTTGACGTATCAGGTCAAGACCGACGACGGCCGCCTGATCCCTATCCCTGCAGAGCAGATGTGGCACATTCGCGGCCCGAGCTGGAACGGCTGGATGGGCTTGGAAGCGGTCAAGCTTGCCCGGGAGGCGCTTGGGCTGGCCATGGCGACCGAGGAGCATGTCGGGCGCATGTTCAGCAATGGAGCCCGTGTCGGCGGCGTCCTGTCGACGGAAGGAACGCTCAAGGAAGACCAGGTCAAGGCACTGCGCGAGAGCTGGGAACGTACGCAGGGCGGCAACGCCAATGCCTTCAAGACAGCCATTCTGTGGGGCGGCTTGAAATGGTCCCCGATGGCGATGCAGAACGATCAGGCGCAGCTCGTGGAGTTGCGCCGCATGCAAGTCGAGGAGATCTGCCGGGCCTTGCGCGTCATGCCCATCATGGTCGGCTTTACCGACAAGACGGCGACCTACGCCAGCGCCGAACAGATGTTTCTCGCGCATGTCGTGCATACGCTGGGACCGTGGTACGGCCGCATCGAGCAATCGGCTGATATCAACCTGCTCACCGATGCCGATCGCGCAGAAGGCTATTACACGAAATTCATGCCGCAGGGGCTGTTGCGTGGCGCGCACAAGGACCGGGCGGAGTATTACGCCAAGGCGCTCGGTTCCGGCGGCTCGCCGGCATGGATGACGCAGGACGAAGTCCGCGGCCTGGAAGAACTCAATCCCATGGGCGGCGCAGCCGCCGACTTGCCGAAACCGACCAATGTCGGCGGAACACCTCCCAAAGGGGAAAACGATGCAACTGCAACGACTTAACTGCCCGCTCATCGAGCTCAAATTCGATGGCGGCGGCGACGCCGTCACCGGCATGCGGTTCCAGGGCTATGGCTCCGTCTTCAACAACATCGACCAAGGTGGCGATGTCGTCGAGCCGGGGGCATTCGCCAGCTTCCTGTCGGAGATGAAAGCAGGCACGCAGCCGTGGCCGGCCATGCTGGCCCAGCATGGTGCCATGATGCTGACGGCCGAGGATATTACGCCGATCGGATCCTGGGTCGACCTCAAGGAAGACGGCGTCGGTCTCAGCACGGAAGGCGAGCTCGCCGACACGCCGCGCGGCAACGAGTACTACAAGCTCATGAAGATGCAGCCGCGTCCGGCCATCAACGGCATGTCGATCGGCTATATCGCGAAACAGTCCGAGCCGCGCAGCAAGCCGGAAGATCCGCGCCGCCGGCTCAAGAAAATCGACCTGGTCGAAATCTCGCTGGTCACGCGCCCGATGAACCGCAAGGCGCTCGTGACCGGCGTCAAATCCATCGAAGAACTCGCGACTCTGACCGACGTGGAAGACCTCCTGCGCGATGCCGGCGGCTTCTCGCGGAAAGAGGCGCAAACACTAATCAGCCGCATCAAGGGCATGGGCGGGAGTGATTCCTCGTCTGAGCTGAGCGAATTGGCTGAGATGATCCGCCGCAATACCTCAATCCTCAATACATAGGAGTACCACATGAAGAAGATCCTGACCTGCCGGCCGCTCGTTGTGCTGGCGCTCTTGGCCGTCGTTGCGGTCATGTCGATGGCATTCGGTCATCAATTCCACCCCGCCGACATGCTGGCCGGGATGGGCATGGTGCCGCTGGCGATCGGCGAGACCGGCATCGACGGCCTTACCGACCTGCTCAAGAAGCAAGGTGAGGCATTCGAGCAGTTCAAGCAGGCCAATGACAACCGCCTGAAGGAAATCGAATCCAAGGGTTATGCGCCGGCCGGTACGGTCGCCAAGGTCGAAACGATCAATGCCGAATTGACCAAGCTGAGCAAGGAAATCGCCGACGTCGCCAAGAAAGCGAACCGCCCGGCGGCCGGCGCCGACGGCACCGAGGAAACGCCGGAGCAGGCCGAGCACAAGCAATCCTTCCGCGCCTTCCTGCGCAAGGGCAGCAGCGGCAACCTGAGCGATCTTGAGCGCAAGGCGATGGGCCGCGGTTCCGACGTCGACGGAGGCTATTTGGTCATCCCCGAGATGGCGTCCGAAATCGACCGCATCGCGCAGACCGTGTCGGCGATGCGCAGCCTTGCAGACGTCCGCACGATCGGCTCCAATTCGCTCCAGTTCCGCGTCAAGACGCGCGGCGTCGGCGCAAGCTGGATCGGCGAGAGCGAAGCGGGCGGCGAATCGCAGGAACCGCAATACGCACGCCTCGAAATCAGCGCCGAGGAAATCGAGGCCGAACCATGGGTCTACAACGACACGCTGGAAGATGCCGACATCGACCTCGAGGCGGATCTGGCCGACGAAGCCGGCATCGCTTTTGGCGAGGCGGAAGGCTTGGCTTTCATCACCGGCACCGGCGTCAAGAAGCCGCGCGGCATCCTGGGTTACACCAACGTCGCGAACGCGTCCTATGCGTGGGGCAAGGTCGGCTACATCGCTTCCGGGGCATCCGGCGCCTTCGCCGCATCGAATCCGGCCGACAAGATCATTGACCTGCTGCATGCGCTGAAGACGCAATATCGCAACGGTGCGACGCTGCTGATGGCCGATACCACGCTGGCCGAAGTACGCAAGCTGAAAGACGGCAGCGGCAACTACTATCTATTCAACCCGGACCCGACCGGCGACTTCGCGGGCCTGGTGCTCGGCAAGCCGGTCGCCATCGACGACAACATGCCCGCGATCGGCGCCAATACCTACTCGATCGCGTATGCGAACTTCAAGCGCGCCTACCGCATCGTCGACCGCCGCGGCATGGCCCTCATCCGCGACAACATCACGACCAAGGGCACCACGAAGTTCAACTTCCGCAAGCGTGTCGGCGGCGGCATCCGCAACTTCGAGGCCATCAAGCTGATGAAGTTCGGCACCAGCTGATCGGGCAACCGGCAACCATCCGCAGCGCCGGCTTCGGGCGGCGCAGTAAAGCATTCAATACAGGAGAAACACCATGCGCGATTTGCATAACAACATCGACGTGAAGCGGGCGATCTCGCCCGTTTCCGTCGGCGACAACACCGCTCAAGTCGGTCAGATCATCGACCGCCAGGGCTTCCAGTCTCTGGAGTACGTCATCGCGGCCGGTTCGCTGGCCGATGCCGATGCCACCTTCACCGTGCTGCTCGAGGAAGGCGATGCGGCGAACCTGTCGGACGCCGCGGCGGTTGCCGATGCCGATCTGCTCGGCACAGAAGCGCTGGCCAGCTTCACCTATGCCGACGACGACAAGGTATTCAAGCTCGGCTACAAGGGCAACAAGCGCTACACGCGCCTGACAATCACGCCGGCGAGCAATGCCTCGGCAGGCCTGATTGCGGCCGTCGCCATTCTCGGCGATCCGATGATGGCGCCGACCGCGAATCCGCCGGCATAACGAGCAGCAGTTAGTAGTGTCGGGAGCGCCATGGATGGCGCTCCCTCTTCGACGAGAATCCCATGACCATTTTGCAATCCACTTCCACGCCGGCAACTGGAACAAGCGTGCGCGTCGCGCAGACAAATCGCACCTTCCAGGCAACGGTTACGGGAACAGGTGCCGTGTCGGCGACCGTCATCGTCGAAGGCTCGAACGACAATGTCGGCTGGCTCGAGATCGGCACGATCACGCTGTCGGGTACTGGCTCCGCATCTGATGGCTTCGCCAGCAACGCACCGTGGGCATTCGTCCGCGCCCGTTGTTCGTCGATCAGCGGTACCGGCGCGCAAGCTGTCGCCACCATGGGGGCCTGACATGAGCGTATCCATCTCCCATCGAGCGACTCCGTATCAGCAGTCCGAGACGCAGGAAGAATTCGACATCACACGCTACGGCGCGATCGCTGGCGGCTCGGATACGGTCAACAATGCCGCGCTTGCTGTCGCGCTTGCTGCCGCGAAGATCTCGGCGACGCAAACGCGCCCGGTGTACATCCCGGACGCGGATTTTCCTATCTCCGCGGCATTCACAGACGAGCCGATCTGGCTGACCGGCCCGGGCCGCCTCGTGCACCAGCAGGCCAAGAGCGTGATGACCGTAACGCGGACATTCGGCTCGGCGGTGAGCGTCAGTAGCATCAGCACCGTGACGCTTGGCATGACCTCCGGCGGCTCGCCGGATGCGATCAAATGCACGCGCCTGAACGTGCCGAGCGTGGCTGGCTTCGGCATTGGCACCATCGTGCACTTGGTGTCGCAGGACGTCTACGCATTCTCGGCGCAGCAATCGCCGGGCCAGAATACCTATATGGCGGAAATGATTCGCCTGACCGGCGTCGCGATCGAATACAGTGGCGAGACGGGCGGCGGTTTTGCCGAGAAAGACACGATTACTGGAGCAACCTCAGGAGCGACTGCGCGTGTCGTTGCTGTGACCGACGACGGCACGACAGGCAAGTTGCTGTTGACCGACATTTCGGGCGCCTTCCAGGATGGCGAGGCTCTCAAGGTGGGCGGGACCACGCGCGGCACGGCAAATGGCGCGATGTTCCTGGCTTGCGCCGGCACGTTGCGCTATCCGCTGGCCACGTCGGTTCAGGTGCGCGCGGTTCCCGAGATCCAATTCATTCTGGACGGTCCGGAACTGGTTTGTTCGGGCGATCCGGATAGCATCGTCGGCAGCGCGAACCGCTTGCCGGCCTTCATCCTGATCGGCGTGACCAATCCTCAGGTCAAGCAGCGCATTCGCTCGGCATGGACGCGCGCCTGGCAGCTCTGGTCCTGCTGGCAGGGCGATTTCGATCTCTTGATCGACAGCTTGCCGAACAATGCCGATCTAACCGAGCAGGCATACGGCTACGGTATAGATTGGAGCGGTGCATCGTTCGGCATTCGCGCTCGCATCAACGGCGGCAACTGCCGCCATGCCTTCACGACAAACACGACATGGGCCAGCAGCTTTGGTTCTGTTGATTATCGTAAGTGGGGCGCGTTCAAGGGTGGACTCGTCTATGACAGCTTCGTATCGGGAGCCAAGGCGGCGGCGTTCGACACGCACGCCGGCGGCTTCGGGCTGACGTTCGACAACTGCAAGGCGGCCAGCGGCACAGCTGGCGGCCGCTATCTGACGACAGCGGACGGCTTCCACAACCGCAGCTTCGGCACCACGTACCGCAACTGCCAGGCCGACACCGTGCGCCCGTTCTACGACGAGTCGACGATCTACGCCAGCAATGACATCGCGGGCGGCCACAAGATCACCTATGAAAACAGCTTCGGACGCTACGGTTATATCGGCTTCGAGGTAGCCGCGATCCCTGCCGGCGTGAATTACACCGGCGTGCAGGATTACGTGAGCTGCAGCGCGCAGGGCGATGGTTCAGCGACGAATACTCCGTATTACCAGTACGGATTCCACACCGGCAATGGGGTGGAAGCGAACTACGTCGCTTGCCGCTCCGCGTCTTTCAACGGCGCCCCATGGGGATTCGAGGGATTTGGCAAGGCAACGCTCTTGGGCGGCTGCCTCGCCGACTACACGAATGCGCCGGCGTTCGCATCGCCCTTGCGCGTCAACGGCGACACGCAAATCATCAATGTCGACGGCTACAACGTACGCTACCAGACGTCGACCAGCACGCCGGCGCAACTATTGCGCGCGGCATCCACGGCAGTCAATGCCACGTTCAACATCGGCGACATCCAATGTCTGAACAATACGACGCCGACGCTGCTTCTCGATGCCGGCAGCGGCACGAAATACCACTTTCGTGGGCAGTCGGGTGCGGCGAAATCCGGCGCGTCCGAGCCGACCGTGACGATGGACATCGATCACGGCTACAACGTGGGCGATGCGTACATCAACACGACGCGTCGTGTCGGCTATACCTGCATCGATAACACCGCCGGCGCAGCCGTTTGGGTGCGGTCTACGGGGCGGCGAGGCCTGAAGTTGCAGACCAATCGCTGGTACGGCCCCGTCTGCTCGCAATCGACGGTGACAGCGATCTCCAACCGTGAGTATGCGCTGCCGTTTGAGGTCACAGAATCGAAGGCGCCACAAGCGCTAGGCATGCGTGTCAATACGGCGGGGACTTCAGGTGGCAATGTACGCATGGGCATCCGTGCTGACAATGGTGGTGTGCCTGGTACGCTAGTAGTTGATGCTGGTACCGTGACCATCGATACGACGGGTGACCGCACGGTGACGATTTTCAATCCGCCGACATTGGCACCGGGAATGTACTGGCTGACCTATGTGTTCGAAAGCGTGGCAACGATGCCGGTCATGTTCTCGAACAACTCCGGCTCGCTGAACGAGCTGATGCAGGCTCTGATCGGCCAGACGAACATGGGCGGCCTGATCGGTCAGGGCAGCCCGACGACCGGCATTTACGGTAGCTTCTCATTCGCCGCGCTTGCCTCTTCGTTCGCGAACGGTGCGACAGTCACTTACAACGACGGCGCGAACACTCCGTACATCGGCATCCAGTTCTAAAGGTTGCACCGACATGGCAATCCGACTAATCGCAGGCCCCGGCGAAGAGCCGATCACGCTCGACGAGGCGAAGCTCCATCTGCGTGTCGACGTCACGGCCGAGGACACGCTGATCAACGGCCTCATCATCGCCGCGCGCCAGGCCGCCGAGCAGGCCACCGGCCGCGCGCTGATGCAGCAGACGTGGGAACTCGCGCTCGACTGTTTCCCGGATGAGATTCGTCTGCAGATGCCACCGCTGCAATCGGTCTCCAGCGTGAAATATCTGGACCAGGACGGCGTGCTCCAGACGCTGGCGACCAGCGAGTATCTGGTCAATGACTACAAGGAACCGGCCCGCATCGTGCTGGCCTATGGCAAGTCCTGGCCATCGACACGCGACCAGGAAAACGCGGTCCTCGTCCGGTTTGTCGCAGGCTACGCCGATGCGGACGCGGTGCCGCAGGAGATCAAGCAATGGATGTTGATGCTGATTGGCTCCATGTACGCGAATCGCGAGCGTGAGACTGTCGGCAGTGCCGCGGCGGTAGAGCTCGGATTCGTCGACCGTCTTCTCGACGCCTATCGCGTCTGGGGAATGTGATGCGTGCGGGAAGGCTGAACAGCCGCGTCAGTCTGCTGGCGCAACCGGATTCCCAAGACAGTATCGGCCAGCCGGTCACGACCTGGACTTCCTACGCTGATGTCTGGGCCGATATCCGGACACAGAGCGGCCTGGAAACGGTACGCGGCAATGCAGCGGCCGCTGTCGTCAAAACCAGCATTCGCATCCGGCGCCGTGCCGACGTAAAAGCGGATCACCGCGTCCAGCACGGTACGGATATGTACACGATCAAAGCAGTCCTTCCCGACAAGGAAGGCCGCCAGTACGTCGACCTGGTATGCGAGGTGCTGCCGTGAGCATGACGATCAACATGAACGAGGCCGGCCTGAATGACTTGATCGACGAGCTGGGCGTCGCGGCGGAAGAGGCCGCACGTCCGGCAGCACAGGCGGCGGCGCAGGTCCTGTACAACGAAGTCAAGCGTAACGTCGATGCGCTCGGCAAGCATACCGGCAACCTGAGCGGGGCCATCTACCAGGCGTTTTCGAGGGACCACAGTGGTCCTGGATATGCGACGTACCATGTGAGCTGGAATGCGCGCAAGGCGCCGCACGGCCATCTGGTGGAATACGGTCATATCCAGCGTTACGCCGTCTACATCGGCAGCGACGGCAATTGGTACACGGCCGTTCGACCCGAGATGCGCGGCAAGCCGAGACCCAAGCGCAAGGCGCCGCAAGCGGTCAAGGATGCGTACTACGTGCTGCGCGACGGCGGCCCGGTTCAGATTGCCGCGAAATCGTTCGTGCGCCGCGCGGCTTCCGCCTTCCCGGCGGCGCTCGATGCGGCGGAAAGAGAGCTGCTCAAGCGCATCATGAAAGGCTGATCATGACCGTCGAAGAGGATCTGTACGCGGTGCTGAGCGGCGTCTGCGAACGGGCTTACCCGGACATCGCGCCGGTCGGCACAGCAAAACCGTACGTCACCTACCAGCAGATCGGCGGCCAGGTGATCAAGCCGCTCGGCAAAGTCGTGCCGGACAAACAGAACGGCGAATATCAGGTGAACGTTTGGGCGGATACGCGCAAGGAAGCCAAGACATTGATTCTGGCGATCGAAGCAGGGCTGTGTCTGGCATCGGCGTTCATCGCCAAGCCGATCTCTGCATCGCGGTCGGATTACGACCACGACAACGCCGTCTATGGCTCGATACAGGATTTTTCGATCTGGAGCGAGCGGTAGGCGGAAGAAATAGGAAAACGGGCCGTCAGGGGCAACTCTGGTGGCCTTTTTTTATGCCCGCGAGGGCGCAACAACAACCCGCCACGTGCGGGTTTTTTCATTTCGAAAGGGCCTGAACATGGCGTACTTTTTCCCGGAAGGGTCGCATTTCTATTTTTCCCAGACTTTCGCCTCGGCGAAGACCATTTCCGCACTAACCAATGCCGATCCGGCGGTGGCGACCTCCACCTCGCATGGCTATTCGGACAATGATGAGATCCTGTTGACGTCGGGCTGGGAAGACGCAACCGACACCGTCTTCAAGATCAATCAGCTGACCGCCGACACCTTCGAATTGCTTGGTCTGAACTCCGTGGATACCAATTTCTACGCAGCCGGTTCCGGTACGGGAACTGCCGAGAAGATCAGCAACTGGGTCGAGATTCCGCAGGTGCTGTCGATCGCCTCGAACGGCGGCGACCCGCGTTTTACAACGATCAACCCGATTGCGCGCCGTAACGCGATCAATGTGCCGACCGGCTTCAACCCGACATCGATCACCCTGACCTTGGGCCATGATCCGGACAACTCCAACTTCCAGGAGATGCTCGACATCAGCCGCACGCTGTCGAAGGTCGCTTTCAAGATGGTCCTGTCCGGCGGCGCCGTCACCTACGGTTACGGCTACATGGGCGTGTCCGAAATGCCGAGCCTGAACGTCAACCAGGCGAACACCGTCACGGCCGCGATTTCATTGCTCGGCCGCGCGATCTCCTACGCCTGATCCGGGCATCCGCCCGACACCGCGCACCGGCCCGGCTCGTGTCTACCTTCGCGGGTAGCACGGGCTGGGTACGGGCATTTCCTTTACCCGCGAAGAGGCCACATTCATGGCAAAGATCAAACTGGGCCAGCGCCCGAAGAATTTCACCAAGACCGTCACCTTCCCGATGCTCGACGGCACGACCGGCAGCATCGAATGCACCTACAAATACCGCACGCGCTCGGAATTCGGCGCATTCATCGACGAGATCATGGAAGCGGCCGGCCAGAAGAAGAGCCAGGACGACGACGAGAAATTCAGCATGGAACACCTGATGGAAAAGACGGCCGGCGCCAATGCCGACTATGTCCTCAAGGTGCTCGACGCCTGGAGCCTCGAAGAGGAATTGAACCGCGCTAATGTGCAGCAGCTGGCCGACGAAATCCCGGCCGCCGTGAACGCGATCATGGAAACGTACCGCGCTGCCTGCACGGAGGGCCGGCTGGGAAACTGAAGACGGCCGCCACGGCCTTCTACGCGCCGCCGCCGAAGCAAGACAAGCCGGCCGGCGGCTTCGATCTCTCCGGCTTTTACCACAGCATGGTGGTGGAAGTGTGGCCGGAAAACTGGCAAGCCTGGCAGTTGTTTGCCTACATGCAGACACAGTGGCGCATTGGCTTTGGCGGCCGCACAGGACTGGACTACACCGTCCTGCATCACAAGATGGACCGGATGAATCTCGATCCGGAAGAGTACGAGCAGCTGGAAAACGACATTCGCATGCTGGAATTCGCCGCGCTTGAGGCGATGAGCCAGGACTGACGCCCCGCAAGGGGCTTTTTTATTGGAAATGCCATGACTGACGAGCGCAAGGTACAACTAGGCGTCGAAGTCGACGCGAGCGGTGCCAAGAAGGGCTTCGACCAGGTCAAGCGCGACGCCAAGGAAATGGCGCAGTCCGTCGCGCAGTCCGGGAACGAAGCCGGTCGAGCGATCGACGGCATGGGCACCGCCGCGAACTCGGCCGCAGCGGCCGCCGACAAACTCAGCACCGCACAAAGCCGCTTCGTCGAGTCCGTCAAGCGCCAGTCCGTCCAGCTCACCGAAGGGAAAGCGGCCTATCTCGAGCTGAAGGCCGCGCAGCTTGGCGTTTCCGACAGCACGGCCGCTTATATCGATAAGATCCGGGCCGCCGAGCGTGGTCAGACGGATCTCGGCATGTCCGCCAAGGCGACCGCAGCCGCCTTGCGCGGCGTGCCGGCGCAGTTCACCGACATCGTGACGGCTCTCGCGAGCGGTCAACGGCCGATCACCGTGCTCCTGCAGCAAGGCGGCCAGCTGAAAGACATGTTTGGTGGCGTCGGCGCTGCCGCGAAGGCGGTGGGCGGCTATGTCGTTGGACTGATCAATCCGCTCACGATCGCCGCTGTTGCCGTTGGCGGCCTGGCGCTTGCCTGGAAACAGGGCAGCGAGGAGGCCGATGCCTATAACAAGGCGCTGATCATGACCGGCAACATCGCCGGCGTGACGGCCGGTCAGCTGCAGCAGATGGCGCAGAACGTCAGCAAGAGCATCGGCACGCAAGGCGAAGCCGCCGCGGTGCTGGCCGAGATGGCCGGAAGCAGCAAGATTGCCGCAGGCAACTTCGAGCAATTCACCCGTGTCGCGCTGCAGATGGAACAGGCGGTCGGCAAGAGCGTGTCCGACACGATCAAGGATCTGGAGGCATTGGGCGAATCGCCGGTCGAATCGGCGGAGAAGCTCAACAAGCAATATCACTTCCTGACGGCAGCCGTCTATGAGCAGATCAAGGCATTGCAGGACCAGGGGCGCACGGAACAAGCCGCCGAGGTAGCCCAACGTGCCTATGCCGATGCGTTCGCACAGCGCGCGCAGCAGGTCCACGGCAATCTTGGGCTGCTTGAGAGTGGTTGGGAAAAGGTCAAGAATGCCGCGAAGAGCGGCTGGGATGCCGTTCTTGACGTTGGACGTCCGGATACCGCCGACGAAAAGTTCAAGAAAATCCAGACGCAAATCTCGTGGCTCGAATCGCACATGGCCAGCATGCGCGAGCAGGCGGCACAGGGCGGCTTGTTTGGGCTGGTTTCGGATTGGATGGCAGGACGTGACGCGGCGAACATCAAGGATCTGCAGGGGCAGGAGCGAGACCTGCGCGGCGCCGTCAACCGTGGCGCGCTGAATGCTTCGAATGCCGGCATCGATCAAAAGCTCGCCGAGATGCGTATCGAATGGGACAAGCAAGCTGAGCAGTCCCTGACGCGCCAACAGCAGCTCACGCGTGAGCTCAATATCGCCAAGACGGACGGCATCGCGCTCGGCCTGTCGGAAGAGGATATCAACAAGCGCCTCGTCAACATCCGCAAGAAATATGCCGATATCTACAACGATGCAATCGACTCCCAGATCGAGGCGCTGAAGCGTCAAGGCGCGGTTGCCGACGAAGTCACGAAGCGGACGCTGATGTCCATCCAAACGCAGCGGCAGATCGGCGCGCTGAATGAGGAGCGATCCATCCAGGCCACCGCCGCGGCGGAATTGGCAGCAATCGACAGGCGGATCAAGGCGCTGACGGAAGAGCTGGCGTTGACGAAGAACAAGCAGAACAGCCTCAAAGATCAGCAAGCGATCGAGGGGCAGATCGCCTTGACGAACGAGCAGCGCCTAACGCGCGAAAAGCAGCTGCAGGACGATCTTCTGAAGCTGGAGGTGGAGCGTACGCGCGCCGGCGCTGAAAATCTTGCCAATCTCTACGACAACGTCGATAACCAAGTGCGCAGTCTGCACCAGCAAGTGCTCGCCCAGGAAGACTACAACGCCGCGATCGGTCTGTCGAAGGAGCAAGTTGCAGCACTCGACGCGGAGCATCTTCGTTACCAGGCGACGCTGGCCGATGAAAATGCCGACATGGCTGACCTTGTCGATTGGTCGGGCAAGCTCGGCGACAAATACCGCGAGCAGGCCGAGCAGCTGCGCAAGCTGGCCGACACCAAAGTCGTCGGCGCGCAGAAGGAAGCGCTCGTCGATATGTGGAAATCGGTCGACGATGCCGCGCATGACGCCTTCGTTCATATTTTCGACGGCGGCAAGAGCGTCCTCGATCGCCTGCGCGATACGTTGAAGACCGGTCTGCTCGATTTACTGTATCAAATGACGGTCAAGAAATGGGTGCTGAACATTGGCGCATCCATCGCCGGTTCGTTGGGATTCACCAGTGCCGCCAACGCGGCGACGACGCTTTCCAATGCGGCCGGTGTCGGCAATGCCGCGTCGTTCTTCGGTGGCATGCCCAACACGTTCACGAATTTCGGTGACGCATTTGCGCAGCTCACCAATCCAGTCCTGACTGCTGGCGGCTTCAACTACGGTACCAATTTCGCCTCGCAGCAGAGCATGATGCTCGCCCAGCAGGAGGCAGGCCTATTGCCGGCGACGAACACCTTTGCCTCAAGTGTCGGCCAGTTCGCCCAAACAGCCGGAGCCTTCGCCAGCTACGCCAGCGCACTGAAGTCACTGTCGAACGGCCAGTACGGCACGGCAGCCGGCACCGCGCTCGGCCAGTATTTCGGCGGTCCAATCGGTGCCTTTGTTGGCAACAAGATCGGCAGCTGGCTTGATAGCCAGTTCGCCGGCGAAACGCGCGGCGGCGGCCAGTATGCCTATGCCTTCGGCGACACCGTCATGAACAACCGGCGTGGATCCACGATGGATGCCACGCCCGGCACGGTCGCCTTTCTGGAGGGGCCGTCCGGCGGCGAAATCGCCAGCGATACGGTCAAGCAGGCTATTGCCGGCGCCGTTGGCACGATCAATTCCTACCTCAAGGGGCTCGGCTCGTCCGCCACGCTGGCGGCATTCCAGGCTGGGCTCGAAACGAGCGACAAGGGCCGCGGTGGCGTTTTCTCGGGCGGTCTGCTGTCGACCGGCGCAACATTCGGTGAATCGGGCAAGGGTGACAACTATGCCGGCACCCTGTTCGAGAAATTCAGCACGCAGTCGCCCGACGCCCAGGCGGCCTTCCAGAATTTCACGGAAGACCTGAAGCAGGCGACGATCCAGGCATTGCAGGCGGCGACCGATATCCCGAAGGCCATCGCCGACCAGCTCAAGGGCGTCGATGCTGAAAAACTCACCGAGGATGCGGCCAACAAGCTGCTCGAATCGATCGGCACCGAGATCGCCGCCGTCAACCAGTTCCGCGAAGCCGTCGCTTCCCTGCCGTTCGGCGCGCTGAAGAACCTGAGCTTCGACGCTGCGGATGCACTGATTCGCTTCGCCGGCGGCATCGACAACTTGAAGACAGGCATCGCGACCTATGTCCAGAACTTCTACACCGACCAAGAGCGTATCGACGCTCTGTCCGACCAGGTGCAGAAGCAGCTCGAATCGTTCGGTATCACCGGCGTCAAGACGAAAGAACAATTCCGTGCGGTGGTCGACTCGCTCGATCTGACGACCGAATCCGGCCAGAAGACGTACGCGGCCATGATCGGGCTGTCCGGCGCATTTGCTCAGGTGGTCGACTATGCAGATCAAGCGGCAGCTGCCTCGGCATCCGCGGCGCAAGCGACGGCCGATGCGGCACAGGCAGCGGCCGACGCAGCGCGCAGCCTCGCGGAAGCGACGGCGCAGGCGACACGCGATGCTGTCCAGGCCGCCAACGACCAGAACCTCGCCGGCGTCTCCTCGGCCTTCGATGTCCTGCAGAGCGCGATCAATGCCGAACGCGACCGGCTCAACAAGGCTTACGAGCAGGAGACGCAGGCCATTCGCGACCGGACCGAGGCGCTGAAGCAGTCGGCGCAGGAGCAGGCGACCAGCGCGTCGGATCTGGTCAAATCGCTGCAATCGGTATTCGACGACCTGACGGGCACGCTCGGTGCGTTGCGGCCGATGAGCTACCGCGAGGCGCAGGCACTGCTCGATTCGGCTTTGGCGTACTCGAAGAACGGCGGGTCGCTTTCCGGCATCGCCGGCCTGCAGGACGCTTTGCGCGTCGTGCAGAACGCCGATGAGTCTCGTTACGCGACAGCGCTTGACTTGCGCCGTGACCAGGCGCGCACGGCGGCGACAGTGGCAGCGCTGCGCGACAATGCCGGGAGCCAGCTGAGCGTCGCACAGATGACGCTCGACGCCATCAATCAGTCGATCGCCGCCATCGATGCAACGGCGGCCGCGCAGATCGCCGCGATCGACAGCGCGCACCAGGAAGATCTCGCGCGCCTCGACAGCACGCTCGCCAATGCCCAAGCCCAGCTTGACGAGCTGCGCGGCATCCATAGCGGCCAGCAAGGCCTCGAGGATGCGATCAAGGCATTTGCCGACGCTGTCCAGAAAGCGCAATCGCCGGTGTTGCCGGCGGATCTGATCAAGGCGCTGTATCAAAACATTCTCGGCCGTCCGGCCGATACCGGTGGGCTGAACTACTGGAGCAACCAGATCGCCACCGGTGCGATGACATCGCAGGACGTCGCTGCGCAACTGACCGCCGGCAAGCCGATTTCCGATGCCGTCATCAACGCCTACGCCACGATCGCCGGCAAGACCAAGGATCAGATCGACGAGCAAGGGCTGACGTACTGGACTTCACGTGCCTACGCGGTCGGCATCGACAAGATGCTCGACGAGTTCAAGGGATCGGTGAAGGCGGTGCGCGGCTACGCCAATGGCGGCTGGCACGAGGGCGGATGGCGTCTCGTTGGCGAGAACGGGCCGGAGGTCGAATACACGCCGCCGGCAAGGATATATTCAAATTCGCAGTCGACGCAGATGTTCTCCGACTGGAGCGCCATGGTCGACGAGTTGCGCGGCTTGCGGCAGGAGGTGTCGGAGCTCAAGGCCTATGGCCAGAAAACAGCAGAGACGTCGCGCAGAACGTCGGAAATTCTGACGCGCGTCTCGCAAGACGGAACCTCCATTGTGACGACGACAGCATGAACATCATTCCACCGATTACGATCACGGACGCCATGCTGACCAGCAGCACGGCCGTCGAAACGCCGCCGGCCGCCTACAATCCGGCGACGACCTATGCGCTCGACGACACCGTGAGCGTCGCCGGCAGCGCAGGGCTGATGACAGTCTACAAGTCGCTGGCCAATGCCAACATGGGCAATACGCCGGACAGCTCGCCGGACTGGTGGAGCAGCCTGGGCGATACCTACCAGGTGTATTCCGGCGTGGCGACGTATGCACAAGGCGAGCGCGTCGTCGACACGACGAATCATCTCGTCTATGAATCGGTGATCAACAGCAACACCGGCAATGCCCTCACGGACGATACGAAATGGCTCGAGATCGGCCCGACGAATCGCTGGGCGATGTTCGATATCCTGCGTAATACGCAGACGGTACAGCCGTCGTCGATCACCGTGGTCATCGCGCCAGGCGAGCGCATCGACTCGATCGCGCTGCTGGGCATGGTCGGCAATACCGCAACCGTGACGGTAACGGTTGACGGCGACACCGTCTATACGCGTACGGAGGATCTCAATACGCGATTCGTATCGAATTGGTACGAGTATTTCTTCCGCAAGTTCAGCACGCGACCGAGCATGGCCTTGTTCAACCTGCCGCCATACACGGAAGCCGTGATCACGATCACCGTCTCCGCCACATCCGGGGATGCGGCGATCGGCGCATGCGTGCTCGGCGCATACGAATTCATCGGCGATGTGCAGTACGAGGCCGAGTCCGACGTCCTCAACTTCTCGACGGTGACGCGGAATTTCGACGGCACGATCAATACCGCCCAGATGGTACAGCGGCGCAATGTACCGAAGACGATCCAACAGATCTTTGTCGACAAGGCCCGCGTGAACCGCGTGCGGCAGTTGCGCGATGCCTTGAACGGCCTTCCGGCGGTCTGGGCCGGGCTGGATAACACGCAAGACGACTATTTCGAAGCGCTTCTGATTCTCGGGTTCTATCGGCGCTTCAGTATCAATTTACAGAATCCAAAGTACGCAGTCATTTCTCTCGAACTGGAGGAAATTTAACCATGCCGCTCGATCCACTACCCGATCCGCCGAGCACGTCTGACCCGTCGAACTTTGCGGACAAGTCGGACGCATTGCTCGGGGCACTGCCGGATTTTGTCACGCAGGCCAATGCGCTGGAGGCGAATGTCGAATCGAAAGAGGCGAGTGCAGTAGCCGCTGCCGCAGCGGCGGCGACGTCCGAAGCGAATGCTGCTTCTTCCGAAGCGGCAGCTGCGAACAGCGAGTCCAATGCAGCGGCATCGGAAGCCGCCGCTGCTGCATCTGCCGCCGCTGCCGCCGCATCGTTCGACAGTTTCGATGATCGCTATCTTGGCGCAAAGACATCCGACCCGGCCACGGACAATGACGGCAATGCGCTGATTGATGGAGCGCAGTACTTCAATACGACGATTAGCCGGATGAAGTACTACACTGGTTCGCAATGGAATGTTGCGTTTGCCGATGCGGCCGACGTAACTTATACGCCATCAGGAACCGGTGCTGTAGCAACGACGTCGCAGGACAAGATGCGCCAGATGATCACCTCGTTCGACTTCATGACCGAGGCTGAGAAATCGGATGTGCGTGCCGGTACGTATTCAATGAATGTCGGCACTGCTCTGCAAAAGGCCATTGATGAAGCGTATGCGAAGAAGGTTCCGCTAGCATTGATGGGAGGTGGTTATCTCCATTCCGGCCTGACTTTCTATCCAGGGCAGGCAATCATCGGCGCCGGCTCTCGATTCGTCATGCTGAAACTTGCAGCGAATGCAAATACCGATGTTCTGAAATCGGAAAATGCCTATACATGGTTTGGAACGAACACATCGAGCGGTACAAATGGCTGGTATATCACTGGCGTCACGCTTGATGGTAATCGCGCCAACCAATCACCGTCCGATCCTGACACCTGTAATGGCATTGCCTACTACGGCGCGGCCTATACGTTACGCGACGTAGTTATTCAGAACATAAAAGGGCATGGCATCCGTTCGGAGTGGTACCAATTTGGTGAAAATACTGGCGGTATCGAGGCATTAATTGACAACGTCCATATCGATACTGTTGGGCGGCATGGTTGGTGGTTCAAGGGGCCGCATGACCATGACGCGCGCGGTGTGATCGTCATCGATGCGAGTCAGGAAACTGACAATACCTATTCCGGTATCTATTGCGCGAATTATGGTACCGGCCGATTCTATAACTGCCATACATGGCACAGATCGGCGACGACGAATCGCATGCAATGGGGATTCTCATCGAACGGCAGCAATGAAATCATCGGTTGCCATTTTGAAGGTGGCCGAGGACAGTTGCAGCATCGAGGCAACGCCGACCGCGTCGACAGTTGCCACATCTATGGCCATAGCGGCAGTGCCGGCACGGCAATGGTGGAACTCGGAGGCAATGAGAACCAACATTCCAACTGTCGATATGCCAATACGACTTCGGCAGACTGCTACGCGATCAAATTCGCAAATTCTGCTTCCGGAAATCGGATTGAAGGATATTTCAGCGGCTTCCAGACGCGCTCCCCGTTTAATTTTTCTTCCGACGGAGGCCTGAACGAAATCAGCGCAAGTGGTTTCGCATCGTCCGGCGGCGCGACATCATTCGGTGGCACTGTAGCCAGTAACACTAGAGTGACGTACGAACAAGGTGGCACCGCTATATCGAAGCGCCCAGTTACATATTTTCCAGCTGGTTCTGCATCCTTTCCGGGCGCAGCTGTTTTGAGCGATACCGATACTGGTATCGCTCAAACTGTTGGCGCGAACTCGCTTTCGCTAGTTACGGCTGGTATTGAGGCGCTTACCGTCGATTCCTCACAGCGAGTCGGTATCGGCACGGTTTCTCCATCTCGAAAATTGCAGGTCCGGAACGACAGCGGAGGTTCATCTCTGTTCATGGAGGCACACGGAACCTCTCCATTTCGCGCGGAGTTCTTTCGAACGCGGGCAAGCGACACCGACGTGCAGTCCGGCGATGGTCTGGGCACTGTGGGGTGGGTCGGGCAAGTAAGTAACACCTTCCCGTTATGCGCTCAAGTCCGCGCCGAAGTAGATGGAGCACCGTCAGCAAGCAATATCCCTTCGCGCATCACTATGGTGACGATGAATGGGGGCGTATCGACAGAAGGCTTTCGCTTAGATAGTTCCGGGCAGTGGATCGCGCGTGCAGGCGCGACGACTATCGTAGATTCCAATGGTCATTTGGGTTTGCGTTCATATACAACCTCGACTCTGCCAAGTGCATCGCCACCTGATCGCATGATTTCAGTCAGTAACGGTACATCCAACAAACGTCTTGCGATTTCTGATGGCACGAACTTTCGCTTCCCAGACGGGAATATTGTTTCTTAAGGAGAGATGAAAAATGAATACAAACCAACGTCCCTATGAATTGCTGATCCGCTGGAACCAGAAAGGTCAACTCGCTGGCGCACATGTGCAGTACAGGTATGTCATCGAAGATGAAAGTGGTTCCGTGATCGGCGATGTTCCCGGTAGTGCCATGCCGCTGACGATTGGCGAGTTCCCGTTGTCGGATCTGCTCAACCAGGCGCAGGCAGATGCCTTGGCCAAGGTCGAGGCATTAAAGCAGGAGTCGATCGAGCGGGAAAGAGAACATCAGGCGCAGATCGAGTCCTTGACTAAGGAATATGCCGACGCACTGGAGGCATTGCGTCAAGCCATCGCAGCGAACCCGGCCGTCAAGATTACGGTTGACTTGCCAAGCACGTCCGACGCTGCCGCTTCGGCTCCATAACTGGCGCCGAGATCTCGGACGACGACAAGAAAGGAACATGATGGCGGATCCAACGAGCACGACGGTGGCGGGCGCAGCCCTCGCCGCTGGCGCAATCACGATCACCGGCAGCATCCTTGGCGTGCACTATGACACGCTCCTGGCAGGTCTATTCGGCGGACTCGTCTCGCTGTCATACCTGCCGCCGATGTCGCTTTGGCGCAGCGCTGGCAGTGTGCTGACGTCTGCACTGCTGGCCGGCTTTTTCTCGCCGGTCATCGCCGCGGCCGGTGCGAATTACTTTCCGTGGCTGGCCACGCTGGGTGATCATCTGCGGATCGCCGGTGCGGCCTTCATCGGCCTGTCGGCGCAGTCGCTGATTCCTATTATGCTCGCCTGGGCCCGCAAGCAGGGAGGCCTCCAATGATCACCATCAATCTGGTCGCAGCCGCCATTGTGCTCTGCTACGGCTTGCGCGCCATCAATTGCATGGGCCGGAATACATCGATGGGCATGCGCCTGTCGTGGCTGGCGCTGACGACGGGGGCAGCCGGCGTCCTGGTTGCGCCGCTGTTCGGCAGCCTCCATCCCGGACTGTGGACGACGTTGCTGCATGTCGGCATTTGTCTGCATGTCGTATTTGATCACCGTAGATCCGCCTTGAGGAGGTTCTCATGACGCCAGAAGATCTCCTGAAAATCATGCCCTTCGCCAAGCCGCATATCGCGGCTTTTTTTTCGCCCCTCGTCGACGCGATGGAAGAGTTCGAGATCAATACGCCGGCGCGACAGGCGGCCTTTCTCGCGCAGATCGGACACGAGTCGGGCCAGTTGCGCTACGTGCGCGAGCTGGCATCCGGAATCGCCTACGAGGGCCGCGCTGACCTGGGTAATGCGCAGCCTGGTGATGGCGTCCGCTTCAAGGGACGCGGACTGATCCAGATTACCGGGCGAACCAATTACGCGAAATGCGGCGAGGCGCTCGGACTTGACTTGGTCGGACAGCCGAATCTGCTCGAGGATCCCGTCAATGCCTGCCGGTCTGCCGGCTGGTTCTGGAAAACGCATGGTTTGAACGAATTGGCCGATGCCAGCGACTTCATTCGGATCACCCGCCGGATCAACGGTGGTACGAACGGCCTCGCCGATCGCCAAGCACTGCTCGAACGGGCCGTCGGGGTGCTGTCATGAACATGTTCGCCGACATGATCATTCCGCCGTGGGCGCGATGGCTGGCTCTGCTCATCGCAGGCGCTTTCATTTTCATGTTCGGCGATATGCACGGCCGGCGCATCGAGGGTGAGAAGCACATCGCCTATGTAACTGCACAGGCAGCACAGACTGTGAAGATCGCCAAGGCGCAAGTCCAGGTAGTGACACGCGCAGAGATTGAATATCGCGACCGCATCCAGAAGGTCTATCTGAAAGGCGAAGTCATTGAAAAGGAGGTACCTGTCTATGTTACGAAAACTGACGATTCTCATTGCATTGTCAACGCTGGCTTCGTGCGCAGCTACGACGCCGCCTGGTCAGGTGAGCCTGCTGGACCCGCCGAAGAGTCTGACCGAGGACCCTCCGGCATTCCGCTCTCTGTCATCGCAGAAACCGACGCCTTCAACGCAAAAGCGTGCCGAGCCTGGCGCGAGCAAGCCCTCGGCTGGCGCGAATTCTACGGGCGTTTGAAGGCCGCGGTCGGCAATCCGGATAGGGGAATAGCGAGCGAGCCGCCGCCCTCATAGAATGACCTTGCTTTCAGGTTAGCAAACCTGCGCAATGACGCGGCCAAGCTGGCCTCTATTCTGAATCAGGGCAGGTATTTCCCAACTTCGTGATTCTCATATCGCTGATGTTTTCACCTTTTGCGGTGACACGGAGGCACTTGCCACTTCTCTTGTAATTGAAAATGCAGTATGGTCGGTCAACCGCGCAGCTTTCGACCTCGGTGAAATTCTTCTTGATCAGTTTTTTTTCAATACCAATGTATTGATAACCATCGGTCCGGTGTACGTTCACCGGCTGCCATTTGTTCGCGATGAGCACTTGGCGCGCTTTCGTGAGCGGCATGCCGGTTTTGATCTCTGCCGCGCCAGCGAACACAGGCAGGATTGCCACCACTCCGGCGATGACGAGTTTCACTTGAGTGTCCCTCCGTTGCTCTTGTATGCCGCCTCGAAGTCGTCGTATTCTGTGTAGGGCTGGTCATACCGGCCGGCCTTTCCCTTTCCTGCAGGGAGCGCTGCCCAGCGCCGTGACGCGGCTGAGAGCGCTGGCTCAATGTTGCCAGCGATAATATCGTCGAGCACGCCGATCGTCCGCAAAATTTCCACGGCGATCAAGTCCTGCGTTTCCGGACTGAAGTCGGTCAGTCCCATCTTCCCGCCCATCTCTTTCCAGGTATCGCGGTTGATCTGATACATACCGGCAGCCGTCGTCTTGCCGTCGCTTCCTGGGCCAGGATGCGTTGAAAAGTCCGAGAACTTCCATTTGTCGTTTTTCTTTCCCTTCACGCCGCCGAATTTCAGATTGTAGTCACCACCTTCGGCAGTAGCGATCGCGCCGATGAAGGCTTTCACGTTGGCGTTCTTGAGGTATTCCTTGTTCTCCGCCAAACGCTTGGCCGGATCCGGTTTCACCTTGACCGGCTTCGGCTTGGCATCCTTTGCCGGCGTCGTTTTGTGCTTGGCGACATGCTGCAACCTCTTGCCGCTCTGCGAGGTAATCGTTTGCGTCATTCAAGGGCCTTAGACATAGATTTCGACTTCTTCAGATTTTGCAGTGGACGACAGAAGATGCGTATGCCCGTCTTCGTCGGTCGTCCCGTATTCGATCTCCCCGCTTTCGCGCACGATCGCGTACTCGACGTGCGCAAGCGGTCGCCCGTTGTCCTCGTCGATCAATCGGAATTTATCGTTGAACAATGTCGCTGTGCTGGCGACGCTCGCTACGAAACCATCTGTGTCCGATAACGACATGACTTCGGCACCGTCGATCGTTTGATAACGCATGGACTGGATGGGTATCAAGCGCGGAGGTGGAACGCATTTGCAAACACAAAAGTCGTTTTCGAGCGCGACGGCTTTCCCGTTCCACGTTTCCGGATGACGCGGACCGTCGCAGACGATGTGGCCAGTCGATTTGCACGACCGGCACGAGATCATGTCGCCTTCGAGGGCGATTGCCGCACCATTGATGGTGCCAAGACTGCTGGCCGATACGACCGTGCCCCCAGCCGTGGTTAGCGCGCCAAGCGTAATGTGATGGCGCCTCATGCGCGAGTTTCTTTGAGCTTAACGGGATAAAACATACTTTGGATATTCGTGAGCATTTTTACAACTTTTCCAAAGTATATATGAATCGGAGGAGTAATGCCGACTACCGTTCGCTTGCGGCGCCGCATGCGTAGTCATCTCGTCGGTCGGGGCGTGAAATAGGTTCATCACCAGCTCCTCGTCGGCGGCCTCCGCGGAACATCAGAAACCTGATGCTGCAGCTGTGGGATGGCGCCGATGGTGCCAGGGCGAAGGACAAGCTCGAGGTAAGGCTCGCGAAGCGCGTCTGTGCAGGGAAGATGACGCTGGCCAATGCGCAGACGTCGAACTCAACAAGCCGAGAAAGATGCCAAAGAAGACGGATTCTGAGCGGTAAAGCAGAGGATGATGAATAAATACGTCGATCAACACTTGGTTAGAAATCCCAGCGCCATTGGTCGCCAGCGAGATGCTGGCGAACCTCTCGATAAGATTCCTGTCCCCGTAGCGGCCAGAAAGACGAAGTAATTCTTTCGATACGGTCGAACAGTGAGGGCTGCACTTTCAAAATGCTCGCTGCTCGATCAATCCTGTTTCGGAGGGTGCCTCGGTCAATCACAAGATAGGCAGCCAATTTGCATCGAATGTTATCGAAATGCCAGAGCACGACGTTATAGGCGACCGATTGTGAATAGGTCTCAAGTATCTCATCCTCTCGCATGCGCCGAACTCTTTCCGTTTCCGCTTCTTCCTTTTTCTCCAGCAGTTCCAATGGATCCGGCGCATCGTCGGTCTGCAGCAAATCAATCATGGTGATCGCGTTGCCGTCATCATTTTCGACGCAAGCATCGGCGCTGATCGTGCACCGTCGCTCTTCTTTTAACTTCCAGACATGGTCGACGGTGAGGGTAGCCAGAATCAGTTTCTGATCCTCAGGATCTTGCCAATTAATCGGGAATCCGCGTTTTGCGGTATGGTATTCGGCAGCGACCCAAGCTTCTCCATGCAAGTCTTCTGGCGTCATTGCGCCTTTTGTTTTGGCGGCGATACTGCGGAAGTCCTTTGCCCTCTGCTCAAGGAATGCAGAGTATTCGTTCCAGTCCAT